TCAATCTTGACGGTGAAACGATCAAGTAAAGCCTTGTCCATCACGCGGGTAGCGGTATATTCGTTGCCAATGTTGGTGGTTGCGATAAAACATACCCCATCAGCAACTCTCACAACTTTTCCACCCGATTCGTCCAGTCGCAAATACTTTTGATTGTCGAGCACTGGCATTAAAATATTCATAGCGTCGGGATGGGCTCTGCTCAACTCGTCGAGTAGAATAATTGAATTCGGTGTAGAGATGGCCTTCACAAATGGAGATTCTTGGAAGAATGTCCCAGTTTCTTTGGAGAATTGAGTATTTCCAATTAGCGTAGCTCGGGCATCTTGCGTACTCCCAAGGTTAATGGCCATAAATGGCCGATGTTTCTTATAAGTTACTTTGTATGTTTTGTTTTTCACGACGATATATTTCCCATCTTTTTTTTGTTGCTTCTGCAATATTTTTTTTACCTTCTTTTGTCAAGAATGATTTTCCTTTTCTTGCATCACTAATTTTTTGTCTTGTCTTTTTTGAATAAACTTTTCCTTTATTTGCTTCACTTGCTCGTTTTTTTTGATATTCGGATTGAGATTTTCCGAACATTGGATTTGACTCTCCTTGATTGTGTTCTGTTATTTTTTTTCTATATTCTTCGTTTTTAAATGCTCGCTTAACTGCTCGGCTTATTTTTTTTCGTGTTTCTTCTTTGGTGACTATCTTTGGTCGTAAACCACTGTTTCTTTGTAAATTGTATGAGTTTTGGTCATTTATCGCATTGTATTTATCAATCCAGTATATCTCTCGTTCCAATAGGTTTGATAAATCTTTACCCACCACAACTTCCAGAGTTTCTTTTACGAAGTTATTTTTGCCGTATTTTTTTATCGCGGATTTAAGAGCAAGTCCAGACCCGTAATAATGTGGGTTGTTTCTGCTGTCTTTTCCGATGTAATAGTTTCCATTAAGAATATTAGTAGTTTTGTATATTATCATGACATATATAAATATAAGTCAGTAGAATATTCCACGCCATTATTTTAGTTCTTCTGTTTTTATAATAGTGATATTTTCTGTAGCCTTGAGTTCGTTAAGGCGTTCTTCCGTAACCTCTTCTTCAATAGTTTCAGAAAGGGCTTCAACCAAGCATTGGACCGCGAAGGTTTTCCCATGTCCTGTTGGACCAACAATAAGAATATTCTTGCCACGCAGAGCACTGCGAACAAGATACTTCCACTTGATGTCTTTCATATACAGCTTGCTGGGCTTGATGTCGGCAGACTGTTCAATAAACGTCTTGGTGTCGGTGGGCATATTCTTTTTGGTCTTATTCATATGTATGTACTATGGTACACTTTTTATATGAAGTCAATAAAAAACCCCACATTTTTGTGTGGGGTCTGTAAGTCGTTGACGTCGATTTTTTTAACAAAATTATATAGATACAGATCCCTGTCGTTCCATGAATGCGTCAAGTCTAGAAAATTCCTCATCCTTCATTTTTCCTTGAAGGAGTTTTAGAAGATATTGTTTAACTTTATGTTGATTTAAATCTTCGGGTTCCAAAGCGTTGTCTGGATCGTCTACCCACTTTTTCCACTGTTCAATTTTATCTTCCTTGCTTTTTAGATGTGGATACTCTGGATCTTTTCTATGTTTATAAATCATGTCAAAAGTATTTTTTCCATCCGGTTGCGTTTCTAAAAATTTTATTAAAGATGGTATAGCGGCGGTAGCGGTTCCCGCTGCTCCTGCGATAGAAGACCCGATACCAGTCAACCCCGCAGTGGTTATTCCTGCTGCCAATCCTTGTCCCGCTCCTTTGAGCGTATCCATTCCAACATCTTTCCAATCTATATTTTTCAAAGATCCTTTTGAAGATTGCTTGTAAATAGAACCTGTGGCTCCAAGGAGCGCTCCTCCCAAAGTCCCTCCGACGCCTCCTATCTGTATTTTTGGCCAATAAAGCATCATAAATTCCGCAGGATTTCCGTGAGCACGAATAAGACCTATGATAGTCATCATCAACCCAAGCGCCGTATAAGCCGTTACAACTTTATGGGTTTTTATCCAATTTACTATTTTAGTTATAACATTCCCCACACCTTCGGACAGCAACTCGTTAGATATTTCTTTTTCTTGATCTTTAACTTTTGGATCATTGAAAATGGCATTCAGTGTATCCTTGTCTTTTTCTTTTACAGCTTTATTTATCTTGTCAAAAGTTTCTGGGCTCACTTTCTTTAACATACCGGCCAGCCAAGAAAAAACTTTAAGTGCAGCGGTATCCATCAATCCTTCATTTAAAGACTTGGCTTCAGATTGATATCTGGATCTAAGTTCGTTCGACCGTAAGCGATGAAGATTTTCTTCTTCATACACTTCCAATATGAGACTTTTTATGTCTTTATAATTCATATTGATTATGTCCGCCAGTTTCTTACAACTTCAGCATATTATTTTCCTTTTAATGCCGGTGTATCTTTCAACTTTGTAGTAAGTTTGTCTGGGCTTTCTGTACTTTTATCGTGTTTTAGATATGCAGACTTGGCGTCTGCTTTATCTTTCAGTACCTTATCTACAATCTTTTCAATCTTATCGACGATGCTTCCGCCAAGTGCAGGAGCAACTTCTTTGTTGATAGGAGCATTTTCTTTATCTACTTTCTCTTCCGCCTTTACCGTAGTATCATCTGCTATTTCAACTTGAGTTTCTTCATCGGCATCATCCATCTTGTCGGCTTCATTGGCTTCTTCTTTTTCGGATGGCTTCTTACCAAATCCTTTTAGGCTCTTGTCATATGCTTTTTGGACATATGTCTTATCTGAACTTTCAGCGTGTTGTTTTACAAGTTCCATTGCTGCTTCAAGAGAAATGCCGCGAGCAATCTTTCTTTCAGATTCATTTGTAATGGACACAACGTCATAACAATGATCGCAGTTTTTGCTTAGTTGAACTTCTTGATTGCCTTTCATTCCTGCGGTTTTTCCTGTGCCACGAATTTTCATTACGTTGGCATCCTTGCCCATTGCCTTGGTTAGTGCTTCTTCGCCAGTCAAATCCTTTTTATCCGACTGAATAGGTGTACCAAACTGATTATTGGTGATTTCTTGCAATACTAACTTTTTGATGGCTTTTTTTAGAAGTTCACGATTCATAAATGTATATATGGTTTAGTATATAAATATTATTATATAACAAAAAACCGCCGTATTATTGGCGGTTATGTGTGTTTTTATAATATTATGCTTCGCAACTCTTGCATTCTAGGATGCTTCTACCCAGTTCTTGGGCAGGATTTGTGCCTCGTTGGTAATAAAGGCACTTTATACCCTGTTCCCAAGCGAATATAACCAATTGATTTACATCTTTGACTGGAGTCTTGGGATGAATCATTAGATTGAGAGATTGACCTTGATCAATATACTTTTGGCGTGCAGCAGCCTGAATAATGACTTCCTTCTGACTAATCTCACCAAACGTCTTGAATACATCCTTTTCGTGTTCTGACAGGAACTCAAGGTGTTGAACACTGCCACCCTTGAGAAGAATGCTCTTCCAAGTATCTGCATTATTCTTGCCGTGCTTTTCAAGTACTGCTTCAAGATATGGGTTGCGATAAGTGAACTTACCTTTAGCCAAGTCCTTTGTATAATAATTGCTATTCAGCGGCTCGATACTTGGCGAAACTTGACCAAGGATGAATGAACTGCTTGTAGTAGGAGCAATCGCCATTGTAGTAACATTACGACGACCATATCCCTTTAGCAGCGGTGGCTCACCATATTCCTTGGCCATTTCCTTACTGGCAGCATAACTCTTGTCACGAATGACCTTATGAATTTGAGTATTCAGAAGTTTGGCTTCCAAGCTCTCAAACGGAATCATTTTGCTTTGTAGGAACGAATGCCATCCAAGCACACCAATACCAAGTGCTCGCTGATTCTTGGCGAATGTATGAGCAGCCTTGAGGAACGGAATATTTTCAGTTGCCTGAATATAATCTTCCATAACCGCATCAAGGAAGTATGTCATTGTCTCGACCGCGTCCGTGCTCTTCCAATCTTCATAATGAAGTAGATTCATAGAAGATAGATTGCACACGAATGTTTCTTCGGCAGAAGAACTCAGGCAGATTTCAGAACATAGATTAGAAGCGTGAATCTTCATCTTCTTGTCCTTATATACTTCTGGAGCATTATCATTTACATTATCACTAAAGAAAATATAAGGATAGCCGCTTTCAAAACGCTTCTTGAGCACCTTTGCCCAAACGGCACGGGCATCCTTATCACCCTCAATCATCTTCTTCATGAACTTGTTACTAACACAAACACCAATACTCAAGTCTTGAATAGCGTGACCTTCTTCACGAATGCCAAGGAACTCCATAATATCTGGATGTTCAATTGGAAGATATGCGGCAAAACTGCCACGGCGTACATTTGACTGCGATACTACGCGAGTAACCGCATCAAACATTTCCATAAAATGGACAGGACCAGAACTTGTGCCGCCTACGCTAATAGGCGTACCTCTGCTACGAAGGTCACCAAAATAACCAGATGTGCCAGCACCATATTTGGTAAGCATACCAACTTCAGCAGTCTTTTCAAGAATGGCATTCATAGTGTCAGACACATATGAACCGTTGCAAGAAATAGACAGTCCGCGTCCATTGCCAAAGTTTGCCCAAACAGGAGATGACAATGAATACCATCCTTTGTGCATATAGGACTCGAACTTTTCAGCGAATCCTTTCTTTTTTAGGATCTTTTCCGCAGCCTTGGAAATCTCGTGGATTCTTTCTTCTGCGGTCTGCCCTTTTGGCAAATATCCTCTTTCAAGGAATGTGATGCTGTCCTTGTTCAGCCAATAAATGTCCTTACTCATATATATTAAAATAGGTCGTCTGCTTGTATAGACTGTGTTTTCTTTGCATATTCGACCGGTCTCTTATGGAAGAAATCAGTCATAGTATTACCCATTACATCCTCATCCATCCAAGTAGTCAACTCAATAATGCTTTGCGGCACATCAAATATTTTTCTGAAGCCAATCATCTCAAGCGAATCATTTAGACGACGCTGAACATATCCCTTTAGAATATCTGCACTAATCTTTTCATCAGCATAATCACCGATCATCCAATCAATGAGTTTGCATTCAGCATTATATGATTCCTGTGCTTCGTGGATAATTTTTTCTTCAAGTTCAGCATCAAACAACTCCGGTAGTTCTTGGCGAATAGTATTTACAATCTTTCCACCAGCCAGACCGTGTAGTGTTTCTTCTTTTGCCGTATATGCAACCTGCTGGGCAGTATCCTTCAATAATCCTTTATAACGATTGAACCAGTTGATAATATAAAACTGGCTAAATAGAGACACGTTTTCTACATAAAGTGTAAAAAGAATCAGCGAGTATATATACTGCTTACGATTGTCTGTATATACCTTATCAAGATATTTACGAAGATACTTTACTCGACCTTGAATAATGTCAAGTTTTAGGTTTTCTTCAAACACATCCTGCATTTGTAGCACATCCAATAGTTTTTCATATGCATTGTTATGAATAACTTCAATATTGCCCATAGTAATGCCAAGATCAGATAATGCTGGATGTGGCAATGTATCACCAAGTTTCGTCCAAAATTTCTTTACAGATATTTCTATCTGTCCGATTGCACTCAAAGCATTCTTGATAATGACCTGCTCTTGCGGAGTTAGTTCAGTTTTGTATTGCTGTAAGTCGGATGTGAATGTGAACTCGTTTGGAGTCCAGTGCCCAGCCCACATGGCATCAATATATTCTTGTGCCCAGGGATAGCGATTTGGCTTACGAGCGATTTGTTCGTCAAAGATTGTCATAAAAATTTCCTCCGCTTGGTATTATTGTGTGGAAGATAAATACGTGTTATAAAAAATAAATTATGCAAAAAAATTTTACAAAATTTTCTCACAAATTGACGTTTTCGCCATTTTGATTTTGGCGAGAACTATTCCATTTATTCTTCAACATCGTCTTCATAGAAGACTCGTCATCTTCCATACCGGACTGAATAGCCATTGCTTCTTTTGACTTAGAATCATAGATCTCAATCTCGCCGTTGCCGGTATTCATTTTGGCATACAAAGTGATGCCATCAGGACCAAAGCGGTTCTTGATTACGTGACAACGAGCAGTATTGTTGGCTTTGTCTTGCATGTTTCGTGTTACGCTGAACACAAAATCGGCAGTCATGATCTTACGATACGAGTCAGCAATATTATGTGCCTGAACAACGTCTTCCTGACCGCCGCTTCGGTTTGTTTGTGAAGCAGTCCATACAGGAATCTGTAGTTCTCCTGCAACTTGCCGCAGTTCTTCATAGATGTTTCCCGCCTCGCTATAACTGTTGCTGTTCTTTTCCTTTTCCTGCGGACGAAGAATGTCGGCATAATCAACAATCATTTCATTGATTTTGACATTCTCAAGTGCCTGAATGCGTTCAATATGAAACTTGAGCGATTGAGCACTAACCGTCTTTAGCGGAAAATACTTCACAAACAACTTACCATCAATCTTCTTGATGACATCTTCAACTTCGCCTTGGCGATGCTTGATTTCCTGAAAGTCAATATGTGTAAAGCAGCAGTCGTATCGCAGTCCAACATAGTTTTCATTCAGTTCAAGCGTAAAGTGTGCGATGTTCTTGCCACGCTTCATTGCCTTGGCACCAAGGCTGCACAGCAGCCAACTCTTGCCAATGCCAGCAGGGGCAACGACAATACCCAGTTCACCAGGCCCAAGACCGCCGTCCATAAGAGAGTCAATGACATCCCAGCCGGTAGGAATCGTGTTGCGGCACATTTCACTCATACGAGTAGCAACGTCCTTGTGATAGTTATGACCTAGGTTGCGTTCCATACCCGCCTTCATTGCCTTATCAACAAGACCCTTGATCTTGTCATATTCACCTGTCTTGAGATGGTCAACGGACTCAATGATAGCATTCTTGAGCTTCTGATTCTTACAGAACTCCAAGAACTGCTCACGCACGAACTGTAGATCCTTTTCACTGATCTTGAGATATACATTCTTTAGGTGATCTGTCACCGTTGCCTTGAAGTCGGCATTTTCAATAGTATCAACACGCACCTTGAAAACTTGCATAGTAGGCAAGTCCTTATATTCCGCGTGATATTGAATGATTTCCTTTACAATCCAGCGATGTGCCTCGTTTTCAAAGGCATCAATCTCTATGATGTCAACAACACGTTCAAGAAACGTCTTGTCGGTAAGAATGCTTGCGATGATCTTGACTTGGAATTCAAGACCATATTTGTGTAGATTGTCGATGATTACTGGAGCCATAAATGATGATGTTTAGAATATTACGACGCATTTGGAGTTTCGTCAATTTGATTTAGAAAAATTATTCAGTTTTTGCCATAACGTGCAAAGGATAGAATACTTCCTGCAACCATACATGATAGTTTGGTATAGTGGAGTGCATACCGTGTGCTGTAAGTTTTTGTATAAAATGAAACTTGTTGTAGTCATATACATTCTCTACAGCATCAGATATTTTCATTTGCAACGAACCTGCAAAACTCGGGTTCTTTAGTTGCATAAGCATATAGTTTCTATTCAATATCTTGGAATGTTCCACGATGCTTGAATATATCTTCTTTTCGTTTATACAATCCTTGGCACGAAGCAACAGTTCTTCAACCGAAGTTTCCTTGTTTTCTGTAAGCATAGGAAAGCATTTGATGGCAGTTTTGAGTCCAACTCCCTTGACGCCATCGATATTATCAGAACTATCGCCTTCTAATATACGATAGTAAATAAAGTTGGTAGGATGAACGCCATATTCATTGATTACATCCTGCACGCCGTATATCTTCTTTTTGATAGGACTCCAGATACACACTCTATCGTTGATAAGTTGAATAAAGTCCTTATCACCACTCATTATGGTAATCTTGGATGTTGGATACATCTGTGTGGCAATATAAGCAATAGCGTCGTCTGCTTCTATATAATCAATAGAAATCACACTCACAGGCAGGCTGCGAAGAAAATCAATAAGTTTTACCATTTGATTTATCATCGCTTCCTGTTCTGTCTTAGGATCACTCATTTCTTCATATGCTCTATTTACACGAACAGATACTTTACGATTATTTTTGTATTCTGGATATATGTCTCGGCGGCGTTGACTTCCGCCTTTGCCGTCAAATACTACAATAACTCTTGTAGGACGTAATAGTTTTATAGCATATCCAAGACTGGTAAGAAATCCAGTTACTCCGCCAACGTGGTCGCCATTATCACTTAGTGTAGGAACAACAGTCCAACAACGAATGAAGTTATTGGTTCCATCCACAATAAGTATGTCGCTGTTCTTTTCCTTCTTGGTATTTACGGGCAAGTTGGCGTGCTCAGACTTTATCTGAGAAAATATAGAAGCAAATTTCTTTTTAGTATCTTCTTGCATTTGTTTGAACCATATGGAGGTATTTCACTCCATATGATTATTTTTATATGTCTTCTTCTCTTGGACCCCAGAGCCCATCCAACAGTTCTTGTTCGGCCATTCGGATGCAACTGGGCAGATCATACGTCGGACCTCCACGGTCTTGTTCACGCCAAATCCATTCGCCGTGTTCTCGGATTTCGTCTGCATACATTTCAAATACACCATCTTCGCCCTTTTCTGCCAGAAGCTTTTCAAAGTCTTCGTAGGACATTTCAGTCAAAGGAGTCAACTTTACTTTTGGAGCTTTTGCAACCTTTGTCTTTTTAGCTTTTGGCTTTTTTTCTGTTTTGGCCTTTTTTGCCTTCTTCGGCTTTTCTTCTTTTATTTCTTCGGTCATTTTAATGACTTTTGCTTTTTCTATCTGGTTGTTTATATCGTGTACATCTTCGCTCATATATTTCCTTTCGTAGTAATAAAAACCGTGTGGAGGTATTTCACTCCACACGATCATTTTAGTCGTCTGCTCCTTCTGATGCTTCGTCGTATTCAACGTCATCAGCCATTTCAGAGTTAGGAGCCTTATACTTCATAACAAAGTTCTCAACGAGCTTGTTATAAAGATAATCTCTGCATTCTGGTCTGTCTTTGAGCAGCTTCGGTAAGTCCTTCTTTTCAAATACAACTGTCTCGGGTTCTTTACCTTCAACAGGCATAATGAATTGTAGGTTCTTTGCCTTCTTATCTTCTTCCTTTTCTTCTTCCAACTGCTTCTTTGTCTTCTTTTCACCTGCAACCTTTGGCTTCTTGGCATTGGTTACAATATCCCATTCAATGAGATGTTCCAACCAATTGCTGAAGTTGTCGATACCTCGGTCAAAGTAGATGTCAAATTCAGCACTGCGCATAGGTGGTCCCATACGATTTTTGACAACAGTGCACTTGGTACGAATACCAACCGTCTGTTTATCAGCGTTCTTGATTTGATTCAACTGCTTTAGACGTAGGCGAAGCGAAGCGTGGAACGCAATAGCTTTACCACCGCTGGTTGTCCAAGGATCGCCAAGTCCAACAAATCCTACCTTTTGACGAAGTTGATTGGTAAAGCACAAGCATACACGCTGTTTAGCAATAAGTCCTGTGATCTTTCTCATCGCCTTGCTGATGGCAATGGCTTTGCCGGTGGCATAACCATCCGCACCGTGATCGCTTGCCAGTTCCTTCTTTGTAGAAGCAGCGGCAACAGAGTCAACCAGAATGGTCACAAGACGATTCTTGCTGCTCTTGCGAACAAGAGTGATGATTTCTTCAACCTTATCAAAAACATCTTCTACTGTATCAACATTGATGTATAGCATCTTTGGAACGTCTACACCAATGGCTGTTAGAAAATCCGTAGATACGGAAGTTTCTGTATCGATGAATACTGCCAGTCCACCCTTCTTCTGGGTCTCGGCAAGCAGGTGAGCGCCCATAAGGCTCTTACCAGATGCTTCAAGACCAGTTAGTTCAGTAATTCTACCTACAGGCAATCCACCATTTGGTCGATTGGCAATAGTCAAGTCAACGAGACTATTTCCGGTAGAAACCCAGTCAGTAATTTGCGAAGGATCATCTTCTGCATCAAGGAAAAAAGCAACTTTGCCGTCGCTGTTCTTATTGATGGAGTCAGCCAATGCTTCTGCCAGTTCATCGCGAGACGATTCAATCTCGTGTTCAATAGTTTTCTTTTTCATATATGATAGTATGTTTGAGTAATGGTGCGCCAGTACTCCATCTGGCGCACCATCTTCTCATCATTTATTCTACTACTATGTTCAACTTACGAGTTGAACAAATTGTTGAATTCGTCAGCAATTTCCTTGGTGCTGGAAGGAGCCTTGACCGCAGCTTTAGTCGTAGCACTCTTTGGTGCAGGAACATCGGCAGGTTCTGCTTCAGTAGTAGCAGCAGTGGCGGAAACAGTCTCGCCATCTTCAGCAGCTTCCTGCGAAGAGTTCAACCAAGTATCCATTACAGCGGCCAGTTCTTCGTAAGACAGTTCCGGAAACAGTTCTGTCACGTTCTTCTGGTTCTTGACCTTCTCCTTGATGGCGGCATCAGAAGGGTCAAACGCGGGAGTCTGATTTGGCTTTACGCGAATTGTGGTCTCGGGGAAGCTCTTGCCAGTTTCTTCGGCAGTCTTGAACTCCACGACAATGTCACGACCTGCACGCAGATCAGTAATATCGCCATAGTCAGCATCAGCAATAATGCTCAAGATTTCCTGATACACCTGCTTGCCCATACCCCAGAACTTCACACCTTCGTGCTCTGCTCCACGAACGAGAACAGGTACATATGTACGAAGCTTGGGCTCAAGCGAGCGACCAGTCTTCCACTCTTCCTTGTCTCCGCTCTTCTTGAGCTTGTTGGCAAACTCAACGATAGGATCGGGGCGACCAAATGAAGCAGGAGACAGATATGTCTTACCGTTCATATTATAGTGGAAAAGCAGTTCAATGAACGGATTTTCAGGATTGTGAGCATAAGGAACGATTCGGATTACGTTCTTGCCCGGTGTTGGCTTCCACACGGCGGTGGTCTTGTTTTGTGTGCTCTTGAGCGAATCAAGACGCGACTTAATTTTGTTAAGGTCTAATGACATAATTATTTATTCGTTAATTGTTAATGTGTTTTGACCAATTTGAAAATACTCAACTCGGTCAATGTTGAATACTATGACTCAATAAATGATAATCGTCAATCTATAAGAAGCCGTTGGCTATTTTTTCAATCGTTAATCAGTCATTCGTTAAGTATCTATAACTATAAACTAAAGAAAGTTTATGCTTAACTTATCTGATAAATTTTCATCAACCGTGTTGGCGTGACTTTTATTTTGCCTTCTCTGGCAGTAATGAATGAGTTCTTATATTGTTCCCAGTTTATCTGAAATGTATTTGATACTATACCATTATTCTGCTCTTTGATAAGTTCATTCAGAGCATTGATGCTGTATATAATATTATGTTCTTTTTTACGATGAACTGAAATGGTGTTGGTATAAAACTGACTGCCGTTTTTTTCGGCGTTATATGTAAGAAATATTTCGTCTTTGTTGGCGACGTTTTGTAATACATACACTTTCTTTTCAAGTATGTTGTAATACTCAGACAACGCATCTATTTCGTTTTGATATGTATTATACTTTGCAAAAGTGCAAAGAAGTTGTGCGTTGCTTCCTGCCATATTATGTCATGTTCTTTTCTGCAAAGATTTTGTATTCATCTCTGTCAACACTCTTGATCGGCACAACTTCGCCACTCAATCCAACAACAGCCACAGTGCTGCCTTCAGCATCTCTATATTCACCATATGGTTCGGACTTCCATCCTTTTTTATCCGCAAACTTCTTTGATACAGAAGAGTATTGTTCGGGTGGAGTTGTTACTACAGGAACGTCTATAGCGGGAGCTTCGGCTGAGGCTGGTGCGGCGGGGGCGGCTGGTGCTTCCGAACTTGGTTCTTGTGAATACTTTCCTTTATAAGTAGGTCCAAGTTTTTTTGCGGCATATTTCAATAGCGCGTCACTTCTTGAATCTACATCCAAATCTTCTTCGGGAGCTTGCGACTTTGGCTTAGAATCTTTTGGAACATCCGAGGGAGTTCCTGTTTGTGCAGTTTTTTGATTTATCGGTTGCGCAACTGATGCCGGTTGTTTTACTGTCTGACCGGTATTAACTTGTTGATCTACGGAGGTTGTTGCCTGTGCAGTCTGTCTTTTTTGTTTTCCCTTGCGTTTATAGTAAAGATTCATACCGCCCTTACCATGAGTTGGATCTGATATAGCGTGTGTTCCTTTTTTTATTGCAGCGTCGCGATATTCTTTAGATGGAAATGTAACCAACCATCCTTCCTTGTTATAAGCTTGGCGGTCTGGATGTTTTCCTTCGGCAAACATTGCCGTGTCGAGTAGATTTTCTGCTATTTCCTCGGTCAACCCAAATCGCACAGAGCGTTCTACAAAAACAGCCAAGTGATCGGCGTTGTGTATATCAAATACTCCGGACGATATTCTATCGTCAGATTCGCAGTCAAGTATTACGTTTTCTATTAATTTTTCAATTTCGTTTTTCATTGTACATCTCCACTACTTTTTCGTTTGATGAGAACCGGTCCACTCTGTGCGTAGCTATAAAACATCCAGTCTCCAAACCAGTTTTCTAGATTTGATTCATATTCAAATGTGTTATTTTCTTTGTATAAAATAATTCCGCCAGTATAACTTCCTCCCGATGAGGATACGGCCTTGAGCATTTCACTCGCAACTTTAACTGGATCGTAGATGTCTTTATCAACTTGCGGATGATATTTGAAAAACTCAAGTCTTTTTATTTGTGGAATTATTATTTCCATTTTTCTTGCTTGTTTTTCAATCGGAGATACTTTTATTTGAACCGTTGATCCTTCTGGTGCTGGTTCTTTTATCTTTTTTTCATTCTCTGCATCAAGGTCTTTCAATTTAAGAACTTTTGTGCTATCGTCTAAATCAAATTCTACCTTCTCGGTACCAGTAACCGTTCCA